AAAGCAGCTGACATATTTATTAATATAGTATATTAAAAAAATTGAGCTATAACGTATTAAGAAATATGGTTGTTTTTCAAGCTCTTACCTGGGAAGCTAACGATGATCGAGATGATAATAAGCATTTGGTAAGTATATTTGGTAAGACATGCGATGGTAAATCCGTTTGTCTTACTACTGAATTTAAACCGTACTTTTACGTTAAACTTCCGCGCCAAGATTCAAAATCGTGGGCGACTATATGGCACGATAAAATATGCAAATTGTGTCCTGATTTTAATATCGAATTTGATATAGTTAAGTCTAAGGATGTATGGGGATTTCAAAATAACGAGGAGTTCAGTTTTATGAAACTTATATTTGAAACGTTGGTTGAACGTCGTAGCACTTCGTATAAACTCAAAAGAAATTTACCTGGTGAAATTTCTAAACTTAAAGTATTTGAATCTAATTTGGATCCTGTCCTGAGATTAATGCACTTAAGCGGTATTCAGTCCACTGGCTGGTTGGATTCCGGTGATGATTGTGAGGACAATAATATCGCAAACGTTGATATTGATAAATTTTGTTCGGATTGGAAACAGTTAAAACCGGTAGATAACCCCGAAACTGCACCTTTTGTTGTATGTTCTCTTGATATTGAATGTAATAGTTCGACTGGTAAATTTCCTGATGCAAATATAGACGGTGATTGTTGTTTTCAGATTGCAGTATCCCTATGTATATTCGGTAACGATGAACCATACGACAAAACCTGTTTTTGTTATAAAAAAACAGACCCTGATTTAGAAGGGTGTAATATACTGAGTTATTCGAGCGAACGTGAAATGTTAGAAGCGTTTAGTGTTTATATGAAAAAAATGGATATTGATATAATAACCGGATGGAATATATTTGGTTTTGATCTGCATTATATCATTACTCGTGCTAAGAAGTTAAGGTGTAGTTCCAATTTTTTTAATATGAGTAAATTTCGGGAATATACGTGTAGTATAAAACCGAAGAAGCTTTCTTCGAGTGCACTCGGTGATAATGAACTCAAATTGTTACCTTTACCTGGTAGGTTCATTTTTGATCTATTTCACGAAGTTAAAAAAGGGTATAAACTCGATTCGTATAAACTTGATAACGTGTCTAAATTGTATTTAGGTGATAATAAAATAGATATGCCTGCGAAGGAAATGTTTGCACGTTTTCTTGAAGAAGATCCTGTAAAATTACGTGAGGTCGCGGAATATTGTATAAAAGATACCCTGTTACCACATAAACTTTTATCGAAATTATGTATACTGATAAACCTACTTGAAATGGCAAAGGCGACATGGGTACCTCTTTCGTACCTTGTAGAAAGAGGTCAGCAAATTAAAGTGTTTAGTCAACTCACTAAAAAAGCGAGGGAAATGGGCTACATTGTTCCAACACTCGCATGGGGTGAAGGTATGGTGGAAGGATACGAAGGTGCGACCGTTCTTGAAGCACAAAAGGGTGCTTATTACACACCTATAACAGCACTTGATTTTGAAGCGTTGTATCCTTCAATAATGATGGCACACAATTTGTGTTATTCAACACTCATAATGGATCCTAAGTATGAGAATAAGGAAAAGTATCCTGATTTGGAAATTGAAACTTTCGGTAATTTTAAATTCGTACAAAATGTACCCAGTTTATTACCAAGTATTTTAGTAGAATTGAAACAATTTAGAAAACAGGCTAAGAAAGATATGGCAAATTCGACGGGATCTCTCCAACAGATGTATAATGGTAAACAATTGGCTTATAAAGTATCCATGAACTCTGTTTATGGTTTCACAGGTGCGTCCAAAGGTATGTTACCATGTGTACCGATTGCGTCTTCTGTGACAAGAAAGGGGCGGATGATGATTGATGATACGAAAAAATACGTCGAGGAGAATTTCCCGGGTGCAAAGGTAAGATATGGTGATACGGATTCTGTAATGGTTGAATTTGACGTTGGTGGACGTAAAGGTGATGAAGCTATTAAGTATAGTTGGGAACTTGGTGAACGCGCGGCATCTGAGTGTACGCATTTATTTAAGAAACCAAACAACCTCGAACTTGAGAAAGTGTATTGTCCGTACTTTTTGTATTCAAAGAAGAGGTACGCAGCAAAACTTTGGACACAAGGTAAAGATGGTAATATGAACATGGACTATATTGATGTAAAAGGTCTTCAATTGGTTAGAAGAGACAATACACCACATATGCGAGAGGTGTGTAAAGAGCTGCTCGATGTTGTTTTAGAGAGTAGTGATACTGGTCCTCCTAAATCTCTCGCTATGCAACGTGCAATAGAGTTATTGGAAGGTGAGGTACCTAACGAAAAATTAATACTTTCCCAACAATTGAGTGATTCTTATAAATCTGAAAATTTATCACATGTTCAGGTTAGAAACAAAATGAGGGAAAGACAACCAGGTTCAGAGCCACAATCCGGTGACCGTGTCCCGTATCTTCTTGTAAAAACTCATGATCCACGTGCAAAAGCTTACGAAAAGGCAGAAGATCCAAAATATGTAGAAGAAAATAACTTACCAATAGATTATCCTTATTATTTTTTGAATAAGTTTTTGAATCCCGTGTGTGATTTAATAGAGCCATTATTTGAGAATGCTAAGGAAGAAATTTTCGGTGAGCTTATAACAAAATCTAAACCGGGTAAAAAAAATAAAAATGTAATTGATCCTAATCAGAGAAAAATTTCAGACATGTGGGCAAAAGTAGTTAAAAAATAAAAACGTTTATTAGTAAGTATAGTATGTATTTACCTAAAGTCATAAAAGATGCTATAGATGAAAGTATTAAAATAGCTTCTAATAAGGTTCTTAGTAAAGTTTATACAAAACTTATATCTAAAAGACCTCATGTAAAAGATCTTATAGATTTTAAATGCGATGATGTATATCGTGAAGATGTTATAGGTGATCCATTAACTTTTAATACCATCAAGCAAATTAAACACGATATAGAAAAACGGTCTAATATTATCATTTATGCCACTTTAGAATCTTGGTCCATATCGACTAAAATACCTTTTAATACCATAAGAGATTTTCTAGATCACGATCCAATTTGTAGAGGTATAAAAGGTGGTAATATTAAAAAGGGTTTTTATACACGCGGTTGTTATTGTATGGCTCCCAAACAGGAGGGGTGTGGTGATTACTGTAGCAATCATAAAAATCAGAATACATCGATGGTTAACGGTCAAGATACAAATAAGATAGTCTTAACTAATCTTAAAACATACGTTGAAGATAATTCACGAAATAGAATTGAAGATAATCCCTTTAATTTTTTATAAAAATAGTAGTTTAAAGTTTTAGGTACATGTTTATAGAATATGAATAAATCGACTATATTATTACATTCTATAGACACTTTTTATGAACAGGAAAATAATAGAGATATTCTTAACCAGATATTAAATAAATCCGGTGGTATATCTTTACGTAATCTTGAATGGTTCATAACAAACTATTCAAAGAAAAACAATTTATCTTATAAAACGGGTGACGGTAAAATTTTCAGCGTCCACTGTTCCTATAAATCTAGTTTAGATGGGTACAGTAAAAAATTATTTGATCCATTTTGTCGATCATCTAAAATAGACTATACCGTACCGGGTACAAATAATAAAATTAGTACAACTGTTGCACAGTTAAATTTTATTAGATGGTGTATAAAAAATAAGATTATTGATTATATAAAAGAGCACAAAAAACAATTATTTAATAAGCAAGTGACATGAAACCATTTTCAAAAGTAAACGTTTGGTAACCAACGTAATACATGTGAAGGTTATATGTTTCTGTAAGATCAGGTACCATTTTTACATCTAACGTAGTTCTATTCGAACGCAATTGTGTAAAATCCAGACTTCCCGATGGCTCCACATTAATCGGATTCATCGAGAATGCATACGTGTATATATTTTTGAACGGTCTAGATAAACGACTCGTAAAAGGAACTATATATTTAAAATATTTATGATCGCTATCTTGAATATTTGGTACATTTTCACCATTGACGTGTATTTTAGCAGAATGCATGGGTGGATAATAGAATTCATTTAATATACTGTACTTATCTTGTGTGGACATATTGAACCTGTTGTGAAAAGAGTATAAACCATCTGAAGTTGCATTATCTTGACTCGATTCTCGAGCTATAGTTTCATCTTCAAACTTTTCTTTTCTAATAAACCAGTTTAGTGTTTTTACGGGTGTGTTTGCAACGATTTCAATTTTTTTATCAATTTCACCCGGGTTTATTTCTAATGTTGGGTGTTTCTTAACAATATCCGTTATAAAATTGTATTTATTATTTTTCATGTAAACCTTCTCACTTTTATCTATGGTTATTTCTTCGGTGACTATATCGAAAGAGTTTAACGATATAATATCTGGATAATCTGTGAAAAATGATTGTGGGTTAAACTCAATTTCGAATTCGATTTTTTGTTTATGTATAGCGCATAAGGGGAAATAAGGTCTATTTGGTTTATTTGTTTCGTATTCATCACTTTCGTATTTTCTTGAAAAGAAAAATGGTATAGGTATAAAAAGTTTAGATGTTCTTTTCGATAAAGAAATGTTTCCTATAGACGTATCTTCTGCAATATTTCTATTTACGGTATATCTTTTGGTTCTCTTTTCAGATTCATCGAGATATAATTCATCGTAAATAATACCCCAATCTGCGTGAAACTTTTCAACTATCATTTCATCGACTCGCATTGTTATGGATTTAAATAAATGTCTTCCGACCTGATCTGTATAGTTATAGTTTTCCGGGGCAGTCTGTGTTAGTGCAGGTAAAGTTAATGATATATACATGTTAGATAGAAGATCACCCATATTTCTTGGGTTTAGAGTTACTTTGACCACCCTGTTAAAAGGCCAAGATGGTGAAGCATCGCCCGGTTTTATAACTTTAGTGCTTTTGTGAAACTTTGTAAAATTTGAATGTTGTTTTAATTTGTATTTAAAGAATGACTTTTCTGTATCATTTTCTATAAGGTAAGTATCTTGTTTTCCTATAGCATTTAAAGAGATTGCTGCTCCTGTGCTTGGACCTGATACTGAGTCACACATACTATTACTTACGTATATATTTTTTAAATACATTCTCTATAAAAAAGTGGTACAGGTCTATCCTTGACATAGCTTTTATTAATATATTTACATAGTCTTTGGAACCAACTAATTATATCTTTATCAGATAGAGAAGGTACTCGATTAAAATAATTATATTGTCCACATTCGCGTTTACGAAGTTGTTGGGGTGTAATTTTTTGTCGATCATGTTTAAAACAGCTATAACAGAGTCTTTGAGCTTTTAGTTTATAAATTTTATAAAAAGTTTCGTTATTGTAACAATATAAAGGTGATATAGTTTTTCTATAATGTCTAACTAAATCCCTTACCTGCCAATTGTTACTTTTTACATAAGGTTCAAGTGGGTTATTGCACGTATAACATCTACCTTTACATCTAATGTTAAAATACATAAAAGAAACACGGTTTATTCTTTTATGTATTATAATGAAATTACACAACCTGATGGAACTCCCATTATAGGTATAAATTATGAAGAGGAAAGACCACCCGCGTTAGAAGTGATACCTAATACTGAAACTCAACACGTTCAACAACAAGAACCCGAGTATGAATTGTTTAATTCGGTCATGATAGCTTGGTTAAATGTATTTTTAGTTGCATTAAGTATACATTATACAATTTTGTATGATAATATCTTAACTATAATTAATTGTTTGGCGTGTGTATTACCGCTACATAGTATACAAAATAACAGTATACATGGTATTTTCTTATATACTATTTATGTTATGATTGCAATGTTATTAACAACGTCTTTAGGGTTTTATGAATATATTTGGTATTATGTTATATGTAATGGTATAATTACATGTATTTTTATAACCTCAGTGGTGAAATATATAAAATATATTAGGAATCAAAACCAAAACAGAAACATAAATGAACAACATGTTGTATGAACAAAGAGATTTAGACATTGCTAAAGGTTTATATAAAAACCAAGAAGAAAAGTGTGAACGATTTGCGAGAAGTATTCATAAACTTAGAGAGTCTCGCAAACAGTACGATGATAAAAGAGAAAAAAGTAAAATAAAATTTTTGGATGTTGTTCCAGAAAAACAAGTTCAAAGTAGACATGTTAATAAAATGTGTCAGGCGATAACAACGAGTGGTAAAAAGTGTAATTTTAGAGCATCATGTGGTGTCTTTTGCAAAAAACACGTAGCTAAAAAATAAATGTATTGTTATATTAAATGTTAGATCAAGAAACTCTCAGACCTGTCATAATAGCCATGGCTCTTTATTTGGCAATTTCACAAATTATCCCAGAACTTTTGAAAAAACCAACGAATATTAAATTTATTGATGATATTGTTGCCATGTTGATAGCACAAAAAGGATCACTCACTTCGGGTACCATTCTCACCGGACTTATCGTTTTTATCACCAATTACATTAACGACGAATTCTTGTAAAATGTTTTCTTTACACGTTAACATCCTTGTTCTTGGATGATCCATATATCTTAGTTTTTTATTATACGCATCTTCCATAAACTCCATGAGTTGATTTGCATTTGGTTTACCCCAGGTCATACCGGCCTTGAATAGGAAATCATCTTTTACTAACTCCTGGCGTTCACAGTCAATTGTGTACGGTGTTTTTATATATTCTGGTGCACCACCAAAATCCGTAATAATAACTGGTTTATTTCGTAAAGCTGCTTCTACAGCCCCTAAACCAATACCTTCCGAACTTGAAAAACTCACGTAGCAGTCTGATTTTGCATGTATTTCTTCCATAACTTCATTTGATACTAAATTATTTATAATTGTGACGTTTGGTATATTTATGTTTATGGGTTGTTTACACGTTGCTTTTATAATAAGTCTTGCATCCGGTTTGTTTAGACGAATAAACGTTTCTAAAATTTTGTTAAAGTTTTTCCTAGGGTCTATTA